TCATAGACTTCTTCCAGGACGGTAACTCGAACTCCAGTCAGTACCTTATCAACCATGTAACGGTTAAAGGGTGCAGCTTCATTGTAGACCGTAGCCGGTCTCTGTCTGCGGCAATAACCTTAAACGGTAGTATCCAGGGCATTATTTTTCAGAATAATTTCTTTGATGTTAAGCAGGCAATGGTGTCGGAACTGCCTGATGGTCGTACCGTACAATTGAAGCGGTTCAACTGGGATAGCAGTAACATCATTGGCGACGATAATACCGGAACCCGTACCGCATTAAATCTGTTTGAGACTCTTCGCGTTTCGAGCATGACAAGATGTAATATAAGTATTCATATGCGGCATCCAAGTTCGGAACTGTATAGCTTCATGTATTTCAGGCCGAACGCTACAACATTCAGCGACTGTACCTTTGAGGTATTGCCATATAGTTGGTCTTGCACATCCGGTAATCCTATATTTTTTGACAGTACAGGTGTCCCGGCATCTGGAATGCGCGTCAGGTTTCCTAAACAAATTTCGTTCACATTGTCAGCCGGGGCTAACGTCCAACGCGTTACTGCTTCGGGGAGTTATGCTTGGGTGGCCCGGGCGGACGCTCTTGACCGCCGTGGTATTTCTGGGCAATTTGACGCTCCTGCATCCTATTCCGGTTCGAGCAATGGAGAATTGGTTGGTTTGGGGTGGCAGCTTGATGGCGTACAACATACGTATGACCATAACGTTCTTTTGCAAAGTTTTACCTGACAAATAAAAACTAAGGCCCCGTTTGGGGCCTTTTCTCTACTCTTCCGATAGCTTCTCCAGTACAAACGCCAGTTGCGCATTAGCGGCGTCTCTTGACGCCGTGGTTTTCATGAAATCCGTAAGCAGCTTCTGCGGCTTTACGAACGGCAACCGCCTCTTCTAATGCGCAAAAGAATCCAAGGTTAATGTGTTCGCCGTCAACACGAATAGTTGCGCGCCACTTCGATACATCCTTTCGCCAATACACGCCGGTGTATCCCGACTTATTATTAGTTAATAGCGCCCTGTTTCTGGAGTTACCTTTATTATTCGTTTTCCTTAAATTCTCTATCCTATCGTCCGCTCTGTTGTGATTGATGTGGTCTATTTGGTCGCCTTTATTTAATTTATCGGTTGGATTATGCATCTCCCATACGATATGACTAACTTTGTACTTTTTACCCAAACAGCTAACATATCGGTATCCGTTTTTGTTCACAGAACCCGCAACTATCCCCTCGGGCTTGTTCTTGCAAGGCTTATTAACCCAGTAAAGAACTCCTGAATCGTACCGGAAAACACTATACCAATTCATTCCACTCCACCCGTTATGATTTCAACAAATATCTGTATCTGAGAGTTTGCACTGTCGAGTTGCTGCCGTAGGCGTAGAACCTCTTCTTCAAGTTCCTTGATACGTTTTTGCAATGCAGGAATCGGGGCTATGATGTTCATTTCTTACCTCGTCTCTTCATGTAATTAAGCAACTCTTCCTGTACCGATTTCTTCTCGTCTGTACGCGCGGCGACAACCTCGTCCAGCGTATCTTTAGCCACGATGTGGTAGAGAAACACCGGGCGCTCGTGGCCCGCCTGTTTCTGGCGTACCGGGCCTATGCGCTCAACAACCTGCAAATAGTGCTCAAGGTTCCATCCTTGCGAAATAAACGCCAGATGATGGCCGCCGTCCTGTAAATTCAAACCATGGCCGGCTGACGCAGGGTGGACGCACAAAATCTCGATTTCGCCCCGGTTCCACGCTTCCATCTGCTTATTACCCTTAGCGCCTTTGGCAAACGCCTGCGCCTGAGGGAATCGCTTAAGGATACGCTCCAGTTCGTGCTTAAACTGATAGGCCACCAGTAACGGTGCACCCTGTAGCTCCTCAACAATGGACTCAAGCGCATCCAGTTTCGTGTCGTGCACTTTCTCCCAGTCTTTCGTTGCTTCGCCGTCCGGTCCTGATACATACACAGCACCAGATGCAATCTGTAAACACTTCGACGTCTTTGCTGCCGCGTTAGCCGCTTCAACTTCTCCGCTCTCAAGTTCCGCGAATAACTTTTCCTCCATATCGATGTACGCCTGGCGCGCCTTCTTCGGCAGGTCGATTTCAACAGGGACGATAACGGGCGCTTCGCAGCCAAACCACTCGGCAGCGTCAATCGTGAGACTGATGTCCTTCATCTTCTGGTGAATTTCATTATCCGCGCCAGGGCGCGCATGATACTCACGTGCCATAGCCGATTTGCCTTTCTGTACTGAGTTAAACCAGCGGTCGGTGAATGCCGTGTACGACGACCCCAGGCGCTCACCCGCGTCGATAAACCAGTTCTGGCCCCACAAGTCTTTTAGGCCGTTTGGTGACGGTGTGCCTGTAAGGTTAATGAAACGCTTAACCTTTCCGAACGCCACTTTGCTAAGCGCCTTTGCCCGCTTGCTACCACCTGAACGGCTGCGGAATGATTTTAGTTTCGTGCTTTCATCGGCGACAATAACCGTAAAAGGCCAGTCGTCTTTGCCGTAGTAGTCAATCAGCCATTCAATAACTTCGTAGTTGGTGCACACCACGTTAGCGTCAGACTCCAGCGCCGCGATGCGGCGCTTTTCTGAACCGGTGGCATCGACGACACGCAGACACGGGAAACCCCACTTAGTTTGTTCTGAGGGCCATGTGCCGGACGCAACACGCAGCGGGGCGAGGATTAACACTCGGTCGTCGTCATTAAGTTGGCCGTTGCGGAACAGTCGGTTAAGCACCCACATCGTTGCGGAACTTTTGCCCGCGCCCATCGAAGCCCAAATATTACAGCGCGGATGTTGCAACATGAACGAAGTCATGAGCTTCTGGTACTCTCGACGGATAAATTTAGACATAATTAACCCTTAACGTAGAGCACCAGCTCTTTACGCCCGAACGCCGTAACGTTACCAGTTACATCTTCGATAACCAGTTTACCGTTCGACTCGACGAACACCGTATCAACGGCAACAGGACGACGGGTCTTAACGCTGAAAATCATGTCGCCTGGTACGATGTCACGTGCTGGCTTGCGGTCATATTCGTGTTTCATTTCTCAATTCCTTATATTGTTGGTGTGTGATTAACTATAATAGCTCGCTATTAGGTCGTCAACCTGTTTAAACGAACCAACGACAAAAACATTTGCACCACGTTTGCTCATCCGCTCGTGCTCTCGTAGCTGATGCGGGTCCGGCTTCGTGTTTTCGTCTTTCTTAACCTCGACAAACCAGACTATGCCGCCTGGGAGAATTACCAGCAGGTCAGGAGCGCCCGCTCTATTTTCGTAGGAAAGTTTACGAACGAGGCCGCCAATGGCCTCGAATTGCTCTTTTGCGTATTTCTGAATCTTGCCTTCCGGTGTCATCAGTCCGTTACCTTACACAAAACGGCAACACCTAAAAACACGGCTACGATTACCATAATAAAGGTAAGCATTGTCATAATACGCACCCCTCACGTTTCGTTTGTTCAATACCGCAGCGCGGACAGATTCGACAGTCTTCTTCATAAAACCAGTATATTTTCATTCCAGCACCCACAGATAAATTGCGATGAACATGCCCAATACGGCAACCATCATGCCGTATTGACCCTCATGACAGTAGACACCGGCGGCGAATCCCGCCAGTACCGCGATAATCAGTTTACTTAGCATAGCGTTTTAACTCCGCACCTTCCGCTACAAGAGGGAAACCCTCCGCCCACTCAGGCAGCGAACACATTAATTTTTCCAGTTCAGCCACCGTGTACTCTGGGGCATCTGGAGTTTCGCACACCAATTCATCGTGTACCGAAAGCACGATGGGGTACCCGCCGCCTTCAACGTTAATCATCGCATACGCAAGTAAATCACGGCACAGCGCCTGAACAATGTTTTCGCAGGCTTTACCGCCGTGGGTGTACAGGGTAGTCCATTGGCGGGTTAACTGGTTTTCCCCCTGATACTTGATTCGCACATTCGTGTTTACCCGTCCGTCTTCGTCCGTTTCCTTTGTCACACTAACGCCGATTCCCGGATACGAGAGGATGCGACCTGACGGCAACTCCATGCATAACCACCAACCAGGAACCTTCCTGCCGGATGAATCAAATTCTACAGTACGCCATATGCGGATAGCCCTTTCCCCATTCCTTCGCAAGTGTGCTCCCGCCCAAAATTCACGACCAGGATTACGCACAGCGGCTAAAATTCCGTCTTTAAGGTCACGCCAGAACGCTACTGTTTCAGGGTGTGACTCACGCCACATACGCTTGATTGCGTCGCATGTGCGCCACACTTTCTTGTCAAGAATATATGATGGTCGATCGTCCTTTTCCCCTGGATGCGGGGGGCGCTTGGCTTCCTGGATGCGAGCCCATTCATATCCTCTCGCGGTGGCTGACCAGATGTGGTCGGGGAATGTACCGTCCATTGTTTTTGCCATCTCAATAAGGTCAAGACCTAAGTTTTTGGCGAACGTAACGAACGCTCCTACGCCGCCCTCGTAGCCGAGGCCAAGCTCGCAAGCCTTGCCTATCTGTCTTATTTCCTTGAAGTTTTTCTTAATATCGTCGGGGTCCATGCCAAACATCTTGCCCGCGGTTACACAGTAAATATCCAGTCCGGCGCGGAACGTATCGAGCGCGGTTTCTTCACCTGCCAGCCACGCAAGCCCGCGGCCTTCAACGTTAGAGTAATCGGCGACGACAAACTTACGCCCGGCTTCCGGTATTATGCAGCTACGCACAGTAGATGCCGTTAGTTTGGCTACATCAAAACGGCGATGGGCGCGGCCCTTAAGTAACGCCGAAATGCCTTTATCCAGCTCATAATCGTGATAGTAACCGCGTGCCAGGTTCTGCGGCTGGAAGCCTTTACCTGCCCATCGCAGAGTACGTTTTGCCCCACCGTACTGCAAGCAACCGCGACGGCGGTCGTCCGAAGAGCGGCCCAGCAGCAGCGGGTTATATTTCGTGGACGCCGTGGACGCGGCCCCGAGGCGCATTTCGATAATCGTGCGTGCGTCGTCCGGTAAATCATCGTCCGCAAGCAAGTCATTCAGTGTCGACTTCTGCGCGTTGTGAATACGGTGCGCAGGCGCAAGTTCACGCAGAATCGGAAGAAAGTCCTTCCCAGTAAGCGAGCAGCCGTGTTTGCGTTGGGCCTCTTCCTGTAACTGCGCTTTGTGTTTCTCCACGGCTTCAATCGCGGCTTCCGCCAGTGCCACGTCAACCTTAAACCCGCGGTCGTTGATTAACTGGTCCAGTTCCAGTACACGGTCTTCGAACTCGGAGTTACCCCACCGCGGCAGCTTATGGAAGACTTCACGCATTGCGGTGATGTCACTCACGGCGTATTTGATGAACAGTGCCCACTCGTCCGGGTGTGTTTCAGCGGTGTAGCGACGGATTTTGTAGTTCTTCGGCGTCGGTTTAGAGAAACGCTGAATCAGCGCCTTGCCTCGTTTGTCTTTCGCGTTGTCTGCTGACACGCCCAGCACTTCGCACAACGCATCGAGGGAACCCGGCAGCGCGTGACGAAACGCCCAAATCATCGTATCAATGGTGTTGCCTACAGGAATATCAAAGTCCCAGCAGTGTTTCATGATGAGCCTATCGAACATTGAGCCGTTGTGCCATACCATCTTGATGCGACTGTTCGGCTTAACCAGACGGCGTAGAGCGCGGTGTAAATCACCCGGCATGTCGCTGCCGTCGGTGCAATCCCATACCTGCACAGGCTCGTCGTCAAAGGCATAGGTACAGATGAGCACTTCGGTTGACGGGTGTTCGGCGTAAGCGTAGGAGCCGACTTTCTTCAAATCGGCTTCGGAGAATGTTTCAAAGTCCAGGTATAAGTAGCTCATTTCTTTTTCCTTAAATCCAGTGCCTTCGTTTCGCTTAATCTTATTTTCATACAATCACGACAAATCCACACATGTCTGTACCCGGCGCGGTACTCATCCGCGTACCACGGAAGTGGCTTCATGTATCGGTATACGTGCTTACAGAAAAACATTATTTTCGACCCTTAGTAAAAAGGCCCAATGAAGGGCCTCAGTTAAATTGGTTCAGATATTAACGGCGACGACGTTCGCGGCGAGGTGCTTCATCTTTTTCATCGTCATCGTCTTCCAGGTCATTGACGCTTGCGGCGACTTTAGAACCACCAAACGCTTTACCTTCGCCAACATATTTAATTGCCAGCAGGTTAACGCCTAGAACTTTATATTTCTGGCTGAACCAGATTTCAACGCTTACATTAGCTACGCAGCCACTGTAAACCTGTTCACCTTCAATCTGTTCGCCGTCTACGTTGAAGTCCTGCTCTACCTGAGTCTCACCTTTTTTAGATGTTACAATCAGTGGCTGTTTCTGTGCCTTAGCTTTGAAGTAGAAGCCTTCCGGGAAGTCTTCAAACGGATTGTCGCGTTCAGCAATATCTTTAATTGCACATTTATCCATGTGCTTACCTTCGCCGTAGTTGGACTTCATCCACTTCTCGGCAGCGGCTGCGCCTAACGCTTCTTCAACTACAGCGTAGACAGTGTCGTAGAGCGCGTCGATTTGCGCGTGGTCAGACGGCAGGATTATAGTCGCGCTGTACTGGCCTTTAGTGATGGAGCCATCATCGTTTTCACGGTCTTTTTCGCGTTCGAATACGTTAACCCAGGCAGTGTTTACTTTACGCAGATTCAGCTTAATACCCATATCTCGATTCCTCAGTTTTTAGTTTACTCCGGGAAGCTGCCCGGCCAGTGATTAGAACTATAATAGCCAACTATTCAGGTGTCAACACTTTATTCCAAATCTTCTTCACTAACCTGATTCCACTCAGGCCGTTTGTCGTCTGCCGTTGTGATGCATGGGGCACCTGGTTTACGTGTGATGAAGTCTTTCAGTTCTTCTTCCGGCACAACTTTAACCGCTTCGGTCGGCGTCATGAGCACTTCTTTAGTCAGCTTGTCGCCGTAGAGTTCTGTTACTTTCTCCGCGTCTTTCCACGCACGATTGCCCATCTTACCTTCAACCAGCTTGTACCCAGGAACTTTCTTACCGGAATGCAACGCGGCAGCCATAGCTTTCTCAACCTTGTCGATGTGCTGGCGCAACAACGGCAACTTCTCGTACTCAGCTACGAGTTCCTCCGGCGTAAGTTCCAGCGCAAAGTCGTCCTCCAGTTCTTCCGCCAGCACCGCGTTGACGGTTTTTGTACGCGCGGCACACTGTTCAGAGAACCGGCACCACTGACAGCCATCGACCGACGGCTTGAAATCCGACGCTTTCAGGTTCTTCTTACCGCGGAAATATGCATCTAACGCTAACAGGGCACGTTTCTGTGCAAACTTAGCGAACAGTTCCAGACCTTCAACCGAGATGTCCCACTCCGACGCACCGCCAGCGTACGGCTGGAAGATGACCAGACGAACGGTTGTTATGTTATAACGTCTCTTGAGTCGGCGATAAACACCTAGAGCGTAGAGCATAAGCTGCTTGTTTTCTTTCGCTTCGACACGATGCCGTCCTGTTTTCAGGTCGCCGATGATAAGCATGTGCCCGTCAGTGTTAGCCAGTTCCTGAACGGCAACAAGGTCAGCGGTTCCGAACGTCTCAACGCCTTCATACCCAGGATGCAATACCTCAGTAAGATTGACGCGCATTTCCAGCTTGGCGTAAGTTGCTACATCGATAATCGGTTTGCAGTAGGCGGTGTACTTTCGCACCTGCTCAATCATGTCCGCCGTAATCAGTACCGCGCCTTTCATCGGGCTGATTAGCGCCTTAATCTGGCCTTTACCCTCATCCAGCACGTAAGCACCAACTTCACGCTCTAACGGCAACGCAGTGCCTTTGATGTACTGGTTTAGGTGCATCTCAGCTATCGTGTGCATGGCGGTACCTAGTACCGCCGCTTTGCCGGATGTGTTAGGAATATCTTTTTCACAGGCCAGCGATGCAGCGCAGCTTAGCCACTTTTTAGCGCCCGACGGCGACAATAAGGCGTGCACATCATTATTGCCACCGCGTTCTTTTAGAATCATGCTCTGTTCTCCCACGGGTCAATTAAATGCCGTGTCTTGTGGTCGCAATGTAAGGCCCATCCATACATCGACTCGAAGACATAAAAGTCAGGTTTGGCGAATGTCGTGCGCTTAATCTGCGACACATGACGGCCTATATCTTTAGCCCGCGGTACTTTGCCTAAGTACGCCATCTCTTCCATCTGGTGCGCACCGGACGGCGCACGCAACAGCCACAACGCCTCTGTGTTATCCCGCCTGTCTACGGCGCGGTATAGTTGGTAAATCATAATCCCGACCCTCAGTTAAAGCGGCCCGAAGGCCGCGGGATAGTTATTCTTCTTCGAAATACTTGTTCTTGATTGCTGTCAGGCGTTCCAGGTACTCGGCCAGGTCTTCGTCTTTAATCGCGGCAATCTTCATCTTCTTACCGGTGAACTCTTCCAGCAGTTCGTCAGAATCGTCGCACGCGGCATCGCTTGGGCCTTCGTTAATCGCATCGTCGATAGCCTGAATCTGGTCGCGCAGAGACTGATAATTGACTTCTTCCTTCTCTTCTTCCGGTTCTGGCGTCTGCTCCTCTACTTTAGCTTTACGCGGCTTGCGTTTCGGCTTCTCTTCTTCCGCCGGTTTAGTGTCAACGAGGTCTTCACCTTCGACTGGGAGTTCTTTCGCCTTCTCGACTTCTTCAAGTGCTTTAGCCAGTTCTTTTTTAACTGTCTCCACCCCAGTTACCGCGACGTCAACAGTCAATTCACCTACAGATTTATTAGTCGGTTGTTTCACACTGTTCGCAGCAATCAGTTCATGTGCAACTACGAAACGTTCCAGTAATACTAAGAATTTCTCTAACATTATTTATTCTCCTCTCGTTTGGTATGGGCTAACTATAATAGCGAACTATTCACTTGTCAATGGGCTTTTCTAAAATAATTAATATGGTACTATTCACATATCAACTGACTAAGGAGTAATTGACATGCAACCATCTGAACTAGGCATCCGTGTAGAACAGCGCCGTAAAGAACTCGGCATTTCCCAACGCCGTCTGGCGGTGCTGACCGGGGTTTCCCAGGGCGCAATTAACCAGCTGGCACTTGGGGTAACCCAGGACGTCCGCCCGGCAACGCTGTTTAAACTGGCGGAAGTGCTGGAGGTAGACGCCAAGTGGCTGGCGCTAGGTGAAGGGGCTTAATGCCCCTTTCTTTTTACCTACTCCAAATCCTCCTCTGTCACCACCAGCATTTCATTTGGTTCGTATATTGTCTTCGGTCTTAATCTGTCGCCCATCTTTTCCGGTATCCTGTATGTGCCCGGTATAACTTCACCGTTAACATCGCACCCTAGCATCAACTCACCATCTTTCAGCATCTTCTCGAGATGGTGGTTGGTGATGGCGTGGTCGCCTGAGTTCGCCACTATCTGCCGTTGGGTAAAACCGCGTCCGGTGTCGTCGGCCTGCTGCAGGTCTTCCAGCGCGGCGAGTATTGATTCCTTACGCCCTTCATCCTTCCCGCGTTTTACAGCATTCTTTACGTTTTCTTTACCTTCTTTCGTCAGCCCTTCTTCCCGCTCTTTCTCCTCGTCAGTTTTGAACGGCTCGAAGCCCCACGGCATCAGCACAAGTGCCTTATGTGGTTCTGGCAGGTCGAGGTTTACGATTGTGCCGTATTCCTCTGTGCTACCCAGGAACTCAACCGCACGGTACTCTTTCGGCGGCGGGGCTTCACGGAACTGTACCGACTCCAGCACCATACCAACCGTCTTCTGTTGAGGCCCGTGCTTAAATTTAGAGTGGTATACATTTATCTGACGGTCTGTTGCGCGTTCAATTGTCAGTTCCACATCGACGCCTGCGTACAGCGCGCCACTGCCACGGGCTTTCTTTCCACCCTTCGGGGTATGGTGGACGACGCCTACCGCGGCTTTAGTTGTGTCGCGTACTTCTTTCATGATTGCGATAACTTTACCCATACCGATTGCCGTTGATGAACTGTTCTCGTCGAACTTATCGATCGTCAGGGCCAGCGTCTGGTTGAGGGTGTCAAACGCAACCATGCCAATAGGTTCATCCCCCGCAGTTTCGCGCATTAACTTAATCAGGCTTTTCAGTTTTCCGACTTCACCCATGTCGATGACATGTACATAATCTTTACCTTCCTCACCATATTTAGCCGCGAGTGCGTCAATACGTGTGCGTGTAGCCGCGCCACCCTCACCGTCGATATAGAAGTGATGGCAACGCTGGGTGTCCGCCCCGGCGAACCGGTATCCGGCGGCGCTAAGATACATCATCCCCAGCGTATAGAACGATTTGTATGTGCCCGACTCCCCGACGATATCCCAGATGCAGTCTGACGGCATATAACCTTCAACGACGAAATCAGCCTTTACCGGTTCCGGTAGCTCGTCCTCCTCTGAGCCATCATCGTCTTCCAGGTCGTCCAGGCTGCATGAAACAGATTCACGCGCACCCCATCCGATAGCCTCGGCGACTTCACTGAACGGCAGCCCGGTCGCATCACACGCATACTTCCACACCTCTTTCGGCGACATGCCTTCGGTTGCCGTAATGTCAGTGTCGTGGATCATGGTTACGTTCGGCGCTTCGTAGCCCTCGCGCGGGAAGCACAGCAGGAAGTCGTCCGGGCGCGGCGTAGGGTCGCTGTAATTTTCTGCATGTTCCGGCGTAGCTGGCATCTTAAGGCCGCGGGGCGTCATAACACCGCCGTACTCAAACGCCAGTGCCTCAAACGCATCAGTAAACGCGGTACGCAGTTCTTCTGGTATCTGGTAGTCAGATGCGCTGCTCACCTCGTAATCCGGGATGCCTTCCAGTAACTCTTCCGGGTCAATCAGGTCGTTTCGGCGCGACCAGATAACGGTAGAGCCAACCGGCGGCAGGTACATAGGCTGCGACAGAGTGAAACCGCTGCGGTCCGCGCCCATGCCTTTGAAGAAGTGTTCCAGCAATCCATGGCGAACACGGATGATGTCTCCGCCTTCAACCGGGCGGCCCAGCGGCATGATGACGCGAAAGCGTGGTGACTCATCGGTATGGGATGCCGTGGTGTAGAGGCACATAGCCAGGCGGCTGCGCTTAACCAGGCGCACAGCTTCCTGATACTCTTCCGGTGTTGCGCTGTCGAAGTCCAGGTACGCCAGCGACGATTTGCTTACAGACGCGTCGCAGCGATAGAAAAAGCCTTTACGCGCTTGCTTAAAGTCGCCGGTTTCCGGGTCTGTTACGGTGCTGTGTGTAGAGTCGCACGCAGCGGTGATATACCCGGGCGCGGTCTTAGGGTTAATCCCATCACGAACGGCATCGAGCGGCTGGATTAGCTCTTTCAGGTCGTCCAGTGTTGCCGTGTGTGTGGTTCTGACGTTTATATCCTTTTTCTCCGCCCGCGCGTTGCGACGTGACCACGAGTAGGATAAAATTACATCGGACATGTTGTATTTCCTTCAGCAAGTAATTTGGCCTCGGCGTTCACCGCGTCGGGGCTTTCTTTTATTCCAGGTCTTCTAAAGTAGCTGTCATTCCGCGAACTTCGGCAACAGCACTATATTTCCCGCCAACATTTTTCACGACACCAGATTTAACCAGCACCTTCAACGACCCTTCAATAATGGCGGAACTATAGTACTTAAAATAACTACGCCGCAAGTCCATAACGCTGCACGACCCTTTTTTACGTGTTAGCGAAACGACCGCCGTAAATACCCGCGACTGGAACTCGGTCATTTCACGTTCTCCTTAATCCACGCTTCCACTTTCTCCGGGTCAAACGTACCTGGCTGACGACGGCCCATAATGCGAATACAACAATCCGGGAACTTCCCACTCTTTAACCAGTTATTCAGCGTGCGACGGGTAACCCCGATGCGCTCAGCTACCTCATTCTGCGTCATTCTCAAACCCCCATTATCAGTTAACGAAACAAAGTATACATTGCGAATAATGGGAAATCAAACATAATTGCACCTATTGACATTATGAAAATCTTCGTTTAAGGTGCTTCTATATCTTAGTTACTTTGATTCCTGTTCACCTTGTAAGAATGTTTAACCCGTGCGTCAAGCAAAGGGTTAAACACAGGCTTACTGAACATAAGAATTATCGTAACTTTCCTTCCTTAGTATCTCCGGTTGCCCTGGGCAAGCTATATTCTCATCGACGGCATATCTCTTAAGTATCTGATTTTCTTAAAGTGCCGTAGATTCGCAACCGTAAAAATGTAACGATTATTGGGCAGGCTTAAGGCCTGCCCTTTAGTTACCAAGTAATAAGAATAAAGGCACAACCTTCCCCGAAGAATCACAACGGCAGCGTAACTATTCTCTTGCACACCCCAATATAATAGGATACTATTCACTTATCGAAACGAGACAGAGGAGTGAGGGTTATGTTTAAGAAAGGTCAGTTGGCGAAAAAGAGGATGAATATGGTGTTGTCGCCGTATTTAGCCTTATACGGAAGAAACATGGTTACGTTCATCACAATAATTTACAGCTCATCGGCAACAATTTTAAATTCAAAGGGGTGAAGTGATGGAAGAATTATTTGAAGAACTGAAACACCATAGACTGGAGAAAGTGCACTTCCAGGTAAACAGATACGAGGTTGTTTTATTAGACGGCCCGACTATTTCTTCCGGGGTATGCGAAGACTTGCTAAAAGTTTTACGTGCGCTACGAACGGCATCGAATCATGATGCTCGTGCCGAAGACTCTGAGGGAGGTTGCCGTGAATAAGTTTGTTTTAATCATCAGCGCCGTTTATGTGGTGCACGCGTTGTGGGGGTTGGTATGAGAATCCGTATAACTGACCGCAGGCTTATAGATTTCGGTATCTCGGTAGGTGATGTTTTTCTGGCGTTCAGCAGCAACCATTATGGTTTTATGATTGAGTACAAAGGGTCGTTATTGTTCGTGTATCGGGATGAATGCGAGGTTCTGGTATGAGAGAAGCATTCGAACGGTGGGCCATCGTCGAGGGTTTGCCGATCAACAAGGGTTCGAAGAAAGAGTACCTGAACGTTAAGACGCGTCTCGCGTGGCGGGCGTGGAAAGCTGGTGTGCAAACTGTGATGAATAAGGTGTGAGATATGGGTAAGTGGATTAAGTGTAGTGAGCAGATGCCTGCTCCTTTCTCTCATGTACTTGTGACCGACGGGGACGAGGTTGAGATTAAATGGTTAGATGGTGATTTTGATGAGTGGGGTAGTTGGGAAGAATTCAACTCCAACATAGATAACGGGGATATAGCGCACTGGAGGAAAGTACCTAAACCGCCGAAACTGGTGTAACAGGTCAATAGGTTACTATTTGGCTTAGTGGCTTACGCTGCTACACAGCAGCGTACAACTTTAACCTAGTGTCGTCAAAAAGCGACACTTCTCTAAGACTCTGTTGGGTCAGGAATAAAGTGTCTCCGATTAGCGACATTAAACACTAATAAAATTTACTTGCACACTGGGATAGAATAGGCTACTATTCATTTACACAAACGAGAGGAGAGACAGAGATGAGTAACAAAAACGAAGTATTCGAGTACCTGATTGGCCAGTTACGGCAGCAGGTAAATGGCAACCAGTGTGAAGACCTGGCGCACGAGGTGTTGTCACTCAAGAATCAGTTACGTGATGCGTCAGAACATATTAAGGAGTTGCATAAGGCGTTGGCTACAGCTACAGGTGACGTAGGCGCTTATATAGCAGCAGAGCAATCTGGTTGCCGTAAGGAAGATACTCAGTACAACGCCTGGAGGCCGCATTATGGTGCACGACAACCTGTGCCGGATGGGACTATGGTATTTATCCGGTATCGCAACGGGGAGGAGCTGAAACACAGTGTAGCAGCAGAAAAGAGGTTGTGGATTTGGGATGGAACATACGCAGACATAGTGGAATACAAGATTGACACACAGGAATGTGAACATGACTATCGTTTGGTTCTGTGGTGTAGCGACTTACAGCAGTGCTCTAAATGCGGGGTGATCAAATGACCAGCATATTATTTATCTGGGTATTGTCCGCAGGCCAGATGCAACTAGCGGCATCAGAAACGTTTTATTCGATGGAGGCGTGCCAGTCAGCGGCACGCGCCGCAGAGAACGCGCACTTTCTGTTTCAGGGTGACAAGCCCAACGACTCAGAGGTACGCGCTATCTGCTCACCTAAGCGACTTGGTAAACAGGAGAAGTGATTATGGTTCGGAAATATGAGTTAAAAGAAGACTGCGTTAATGGTCATATCGACTTAGAGGAAGATACAGACGGTGGCTGGGTTCGCTACGAAGACTACAAGGAACTGGATGACAGTTTCCAGGACTACATAACCGCTACTGACATGGAAATCGAGGGGCTTGTAGCGAGACTGGCAGAAGTAAACGCCGAGTTACAGAAATACAAAGACCAGTTCCCGGATTACGTCGAGTGCGCGAACTGTGGGTCGGTTACACATGTGGAAGGGGTGGAGTGATGGTACAGAGGTATGAGGTGGAAAAATGGGGCCTGCCAGAGCCTGAGATGGCTGAGTACGCATACGGCGATTATGTAGAATACGACGCTTATCTTAAACTGGAAGCAAAGTTACGTGAATTCGCTGAACAGGTAATGTACGAACCTTGTTCGAAAGTTACAGAAGAAATGGCCCGCGAGATTCTCGGAATATGAGCCTTGCAACTGACATCCTGAAACGAAGCGGCCTTGCGCCGCTGTCACCGAGAACGAACACCCGAATATACAAGCGCCGCCGTAACGCGCTGTACCCTGAGATTCAAGCCAGACGCAAAGCCATCCGCGCCTGCGGATTCCAGAGCGGGAAGGCCGTTAATCTAGGCGAGTTTAAGACGAAGGAACGCGCAGCAATCGCTAATCGGTTATTTAATTACTGGAAATCGCTGGGATATGATGATATTCCGACGAAACCGCAGAGACGACAATACATCTGGAGACATAAATAAACCGTTATTAAGATAATTCCTAACCGTGCTATCCTCCGGTTACTGCATACTTAATACGCACCTGGAGGATTCATCTTGGATAAATTTACTGAAACAGTGACAGGCTGGCTTCTCGCTGCCGCGCTAGCCGGAGGGGTAATCGGGCTACGACAACACAAAGCCACTATTACTGGTCCTGTCGATGCTCTCTGTTTTCTCTCCACTGGATTTGCGTGCGCCGTATTTGGTGCACCTCTCGCCGCCCAATGGTTCGGTATCACCGGCGAGCGCGAGATAGCTGGCCTCGGATTTATCATCGCTGTCCTCTGGATGCCCATCTATTCCCGCCTCTCCGGTATCGTCGCCGGAGAATATATCGCACGTCGAGGAGGCACAGATGAATGAGTTATTCTGGTTCGGTGGTATGCTGGCAATCGGAGGCGCATCGCTGTTTAATGTGTATCACCCCCGCGTGGATGACGGACTATTTGGCCGGGTGCTCTATATCCTGACTGCTATTGTCTGCGCCGCCGGAGGCATTCACCTGTTACAGGGCAGCATGTCGCCAACGTTGCCGGAGACATTAATCACATTAGTTGCGCTGCGTCAGATTCGACAGGCGTGGCTGTCATACGGAGGGCATGAGCGTGTCTCGAAATATTTCCGATAATGGCTTACATTTCTGCGCCGCGTTCGAGGGATTCCGCGGAACTGCGTATCGTGCTACGCCGAATGAGAAGTACCTGACTATTGGGTACGGTCACTATGGGCCGGACGTAACACCAGGTAAGACCATCACCCCTGGCCAAGGCCTCCTGTTACTGAATCGCGATATGGCTAAGGCCGTAGCTGCGGTTGATGCAGCAGCACACCATTCGCTGACACAGGCGCAGTTCGACGCCGTGTGTGACCTGGTCTATAACGCCGGTGCAGGTGTGATTGCAGCTACTACTGGCACGGGTAAGGCGCTGCGTTCCGGTGATGTTGCGACGCTACGGGCTAAACTGGCGCTGTTTATCAACCAGAACGGCAAACCGCTACTCGGCTTGCGCCGCCGTACAGCGGGTCGTCTGGCGCTGTACGACGGTAAACCGTGGCAGGAGGCTGAGGCTATTGGGCGCGCGGTGAAAGGTTGACACCTAAGACTAATCCGACGATACTTAAATCACCTCCTGTTCCATCCCTCTGCTCTCCAGTTTTATCCCGGCCCTGACCCAGCCGGGATTTTTTTTATCTATTTTCTGCAATGACTAGTTGACTACTACCCTAGACCCTATTATATTTACTCCATCGACAACGAGAACGGAGTAGAGAAGATGAAAATTACTAAGATTAAGCATACCGATAACTGGGGTGATTTCCTGGAGATAGAGAAGTGCAGGGATGGTTCATTACTTATAACTTGCACCGACGGAGATAGTGACGAATTATCTAATGTTAATGTGAGCCTCGATGATTTTATGTCTATTGCTGAGCAGGTTATGGCGTTTTATGGAGATGTTAAATGAAAATCACAGATATCGAAGCATTCAAAGACGCACAATTGATGGCACGCATCGCCGTTAGTAACCTGAGCAAAAGCATCCCAGCGGCCGCGTTCTGGTTCGCTGCGATGCAGACACTGAAAGCAGCTTATGCAGGAGAGAAGAAATGAGCGAACAAGGTCAAGTAAGCCAACCGTTACGAGTAGGCCGTAAAGTCAGTCACACCCCGTTCCCGACACGCGAGGAACTGATGAAACGAAACAGTTTCTCGGGGCCGGACAAGAACAAGTATCTCAATCGCATGTGGGGAGAGCGTAAAGAATGACTGACCGTGAATACGAGAAAGCCTGTGTAGAAGCGGCACTCCGTCCCACCGACAATGGTGAATCGGAGATTGCTTGCCTGGATACTATGATTCAGTACTACGCAAATAAGGTAGACCGCCTGATGGAGCAACGTCGTGAACTGATTAACCGCTTCAACCTGAACAAAGGTGACACTAATGCCTAAAATCACAATCGCATCACTCGAGCGCCGTATTCTGGTGCTTGAGTCAGAGAAACAGACGTTAGGCGGGCAACTGTCAATTAACGGTGAATTTCAACTGGCGGCGTTTAAGTTGTTGTTGGAAGAACTGCGTAATAAGGCTTACGAGGAAGAACTGCGCGAACAGTATGAAGGATCAAGGTTGTGAAAGCGCCTGAACCGGTAGTAATTGATGGCGTCCTGTGGAAACCCTACTCGGTTAACCACATCGACGCCGACGGGAAGAAGTTTAGCTTCTACATTTTTGCAATTAGCCGTGAGCACGCCGCTTGTGTGGTCGATGATATACGAGAAACGGCGTGGCTTGGCGATGAGGTAGTGGGGTGATTATGTTCAGTGACATCAACGCAGCAATCGAAGAAGCAATATGGCGGCGCTATAACGGCGAGCAACAGCGGCACTTTTGCCTCGTGCAACGCGGTAACATGATTGCCGTAGTGCAGGACCGGGATAACAAATATCCGAATGCGATGTGGTCAACGAGGAATTTCTTAGGATGATTACCAGCATTCCTAACCTGATTAAAGAATTCGGCACGATGGCGGAGACATGCCGACAAACTGGCCTCAACGAAATGACGATTGCTAAGTACAGCAAAGACGTGAAATGTGAGCGCCACGTAATTTATAACAACCGTCTTATGACGCATGTTAAGACAAGCCCGGTGTTATTCACTCGCCGCGGTATCACTAAAACTGAGCAACGCATTGCTAAAGAGGAGAACGAATGCGGCTACTAATCATCCCTAACGTCTGGGCTATCGCTGTAGCTAACAACCATTACGGCGGCGATGGTAAAAGAGCACCACGACACGGCCTGTATAACTGATACAAGCCCTCTACGGAGGGCTTTTCTGTACATCCCGCCCAATCCCCTTATATAATCCCTTTAGACGCGTAGGGCGCGTCTGGTGCGCTCTGATGGTCAGACGCATATGCAAGGGGATTATATGAAGCTGAAACTCAAGCAGCCATCGCCAGAGGTGGTGCAAGCTGCACATGAAGAAGCTGTTAGCGCAAACCGTCGCCGTAAACGACCGCGCGGTAAACAGAGCCTTTATCAATCATCCCGTAATTCCGCCGCGTTGTGGGACCCGGACTATTGCGACGAATTGATTCGTTTCTTCGACCGCACGTCGTGGGAGCTTGTGCCTACCTCCAAAGGCGACGAACGCCCGCTGATTCAGGACAAACCGCCGTCACTGGCCCGCTTTGCCTTACGCATCGGCGTCACTATCCCGATTATTAAGCTGTGGCTGCGCGAGATTCCCGCATTCGCAGAAGCATGGGAGACAGCGCAGGCATTGGAAGAGGCATACTTCACTGAGACAGGGGCCGCAGGTATCTCTGCTACGTTTGCCGCTGCGAAACTTGGCCTTGGCAAAGAGAAACCAGTTGAATCCGCCGAAGAAACGGCACCGACTGAGATTATTTTCAGTGTTGCGGAGCCTGTAGGTAAAATTGTAACAACGAACATGGGTGAGGTAGAGGAATGAGTATTCAGCTATCCGCGCCGCAGGCACTGTTCCTGAATTGTGACAACAAATACAAGGCCTACGTAGGCGGCTTCGGTAGTGGCAAGACGTTTGTCGGCTGCCTTGACCTGCTTACGTTTATGCTCAAGCACCCCGGTACGCGCCTGGGCTACTTCGGCCCGACCTATCCCGCCATCCGTGACATCTTCTACCCAACATTCGAGGAAGCGGCTAACCTGCTCGGCCTTGATGTGCTGGTTAAATCCGGAGACAAAGAGGTTGTGGTTACTCGCGGTAAGACGGTGCTCGGAACGGTTATCTGCCGCTCTATGGATAACCCCGGCTCGATTGTGGGTTTCAAAATCGCCGCAGCATGCGTGGATGAGCTCGATGTATTGAGCCGAGAAAAAGCTGAACTGGCATGGAACAAAATCGTCGCCCGTATGCGTCTGGTTATCCCTGATGTAACCAACCACATCTCCGTCACCACGACGCCGGAAGGGTTCAAGTTCGTCTACGCCAAGTTCAAAGAGAACCCGACACCGAGTTACTCAATGGTGCAGGCTTCCACCCACGAGAACGCGCGATTCCTGCCGCCTGACTACATTAGCTCGCTGACCGAGACTTACCCAGCGCAACTGATTAACGCGTACCTGAATGGGGAGTTCGTTAACCTGACATCCGGCAGCGTCTACTACGCCTACGACCGACGTAAGCATCGCAGCAAAGAGACAATCCAACCGGGCGACACGCTGTACATCGGGCAGGACTTCAACGTTACGAAGAACGCCAGCGCCGTGTATGTGCAACGTAAAGACGGCTGGCACGCGGTAGCAGAACTGAAGGGCCTGTTCGATACGCCAGATACCGTGCGTGTGATTACCGAGAAGTGGAAGTCGCAAGGCCACCGCATCGTCGTTTACCCGGACGCCAGCGGCAAGAACCGCAAAACCAACTCGGCGTCAATCTCCGATATCGCCTTACTACAGCAGGCCGGTTTTGATGTTCGCGCTAAATCCGCCAACCCACCGGTTAAAGACCGTGTTTTAGCCGTGAATACCGCGCTGGAAAAAGGTAAGCTGTGGGTTAACGACCACTTATGCCCTGAGATAGCGAAGACACTGGAGCAGCAGGCATATGATGATAACGGAGAGCCTGCTAAAGACGGCGTCATTGACCATATGGCGGATGCTCTCGGCTATCCTGTAGTTTATGAGATGCCGGTGGTTAAACCAGTAATCAACATCCCGGTGACTTTCGCACTTTAAGAGGATTATTCAATGTTAACTATGAACGGTCAGAATCAGGGTGTTAAGACAAAACACCGGGAATGGCTACATCACTTCAATAAATGGCAGAAGGTGCGCCACGCGCTGGAAGGCGACCTCATCCGTTACCTGCGCAATGTCGGGAAGAACGAGCCTGACCCGACCTATGCGGCACAGCGCCAGGAAGAATACGAGAACGGCGCTATCTGCTACAACTTCACTAAACGTACCCTGGCGGGGATGGTCGGCAGTGTTATGTGTAAAGACCCTGAGCAGATTATCCCGCCTGAACTTGAGTACCTGTTACGCAACGCTGACGGTTCAGGTGTCGGGCTATGGCAGCACGCGCAGGATACGCTAATGGAGATTGATTCGGTGGGCCGCGGCGGGTTGCTGGTTGACGCCCCGGAGACAGCCGCGGCGACAGCGGCGGAACAGAACGCGGGGTTATTAAACCCGGTCATCGCATTTTATACCGCGGAGAACATCATTAACTGGCGGCTTACCCGCGTCGGTTCAGTTAACCGTGTGACAATGGTCGTGCTGCGTGAGGTGTTGGAATACTCAGAACCAGGGGAAGAGTTTGAAACAAAAGTCGGTGAACAGTACCGTGTCCTTGACCTGGTTGAGGGCCGCTACCGTCAGCGCATTTACCGATTCGATGTCGAAGGTGGCGCACAGGGTGATGTAATCGAAATATTCCCGGAACTCGGCGAACAGTTACGTGGCAAAATCCCGTTCACGTTCATTGGGGCGAGCAACAACGATGCGACCATCGACGACGCGCCTTTGCTGCCGTTGGCAGAGCTTAATATCGGGCATTTCCGCAACAGTGCAGACAATGAGGAGTCCAGCTTTGTTGTAGGGCAACCCACTCTGTTCATCGCCCCGGGCGAGAACATGAGCATGGAACAATGGAAAGAAGCCAACCCACACGGTGTGCGCATGGGGTCGCGTTCAGGTCATAACATCGGCTACGGCGGCAATGCGTTTCTGGTTCAGGCGGGAGAGAACAACCTTGCTAAGCAGAACATGCTGGATAAAGAGAATCAGGCCATCCAGATTGGCGCACAGCTTATCACCCCGACGCAGCAAATCACCGCTGAATCGGCCCGTCTGCAACGCGGCGCTGACACGTCTGTTATGGCGACAATCGCACGTAACGTAAGCATGGCGTACACCGATGCGTTGCGCTGGGTGGCTGCGATGCTAGGGTTGCGTGAAGGCACAGAGATTGAGTTCAAACTGAATATGGAGTTCTTCCTGCAACCGATGACCGCTCAGGACCGCGCTCAGTGGATGGCTGATATTAACGCAGGCCTGTTACCGGCTACCGCCTACTACGCGGCATTGCGTAAGGCGGGTGTAACCGACTGGACTGACGAGGATATTCAGAACGCAATCGAGGATACACCGCTGCCGTTAGGTGCGGTTACTCAGGTGACAGGCGAGATTCCGCAGGAGCCGCGGCAACAGGAGTAAAATAGAAAAGCCCCATTACGGGGCTTTATTTTATACATCTCTGCTCGCCAGATAGTCACAGCGAGCTATGGCTAAGGATAAGCTACGGTATGCGCTATCGGATTTAGCGTGGGTAAACCCAGAAATCATTACGTAATACACCCCTTTATCGTTTAGAACCCAGTATTTGCCGTTTTCGTGCATTATGTCTTTTTCTTTGAACATTTTAACCACCCCCTGTTTAAGTTATCTGAATAGTACCCTATTATATTGGTGTCTGCAAATATTATTTTTATGCGTTACACTGGCGATACTACGGGAGGGCCTATGAGCTTACTTACATCTCTAATCAGCCACCAAATATGGCTGCAACGCACCGCATCCGGTGAAGTGAAAGACCTCGCACCGTTCCTTCAGGAGATGCGGGACGAAATCAAACGGCAGGTGCTGTTATTCGGTGACGACGGGCGAAGCACCGCGCGGCTGAATAAGCTGTTACGCGACCTTGAAGAAGCACTGACAGGACTTACAGGCGACTGGCAAACAAAGCTGACAGAAGACCTTAAGGAGCTGGCGGCGTATGAGGCTGAGTGGAATGTGAAGACACTTACGGCTAATGTTAACGCTGAATTTGTTACTCCGACCGCTGAGCAGGTGTGGTCTGCTGCCGTGTTTCAACCGCTGGCGTTAAATGACAAGCCTGTCGATTTCACCAAGCTGATGGAAGGCTGGGGTGAAACAGAAGTGTCTCGCCTGGTAACCGGCGTTAAGATGGGCTTTGTACAGGGCCAAACCACACGGCAGATTGTTAAGAATGTCGTAGGCGCTGGTGGGCTGGCAGACATCTCGGAACGAAACGCAGCTACGGTAATACGCACCGCGCTGTCCCATGTATCGAACGAAGCCCGCAATGAGACGTACCGACAGAATGACGACATCATCGAGAAGTACGAATGGGTGTCAACGCTGGACAGCCGTACCAGTACGATTTGCAGAGCCAGAGACGGAATGACGTGGGAAATTGGTAAAGGTCCGATGCCCCCCGCCCATTTTGGATGTCGAAGTACCACTGCACCGGTAATCAGTTCGGAGTTCGACTTCCTAGATAAAGGTGCAAAACGCGCGGCTAAGGGTGCGGACGGCGGTATGCAGGTAAGCGCAGACACCACCTATTACGAGTTCCTGAAACAGCAACCGGCATGGTTCGTGGATGAAGCACTCGGACCTACCCGCGGTGCTATATTCAGGAATAGTGGGATATCCCCAGAGGAATTCCGGGTAATATCCGTCGACGCTTTTGGTAGACCTTTAACCTTGAAGGAGATGGCGGCGTTAGATAACAGGGTTGCTGAATATCTTAGGTCGGTATAAAGTATATCTAGTAGCTAGCTTTGGTCGGTGAACTACTAAAAATAGAGAAAGAATATAACCCCATGAAGGTATGCCTATCTCTGGCATCGACCAATCTTCATGGGGTTTTCTTATAGGGTTTAATATGGGAATTGTTTTTGGTGTGGGTATTAACGATGTTTCACCAATAAGTTGCGGAGGGGTGCATATAGCGTCCTACGCCGTATGGAAGAACATGTTAAAGAGGTGCTACGACAAGAAATGGCAGCAAAGAAACAGAACTTATATAGGTTGCCGCGTGTCGGACGATTGGTTGGTGTTCAGTAATTTCAAGGTCTGGTTTGATGATTTTTATGTACCTGGGTGGCAGATAGATAAGGATTTACTTAACCCGGGAAATAAGGTTTACGATGCTTCTAACTGTGTTTTCATCCCTAAATCCCTCAATACTTTCCTAACAGCCCACGACGCTCTTCGAGGCGAACACCCACTCGGCGTACATTTCCATAAACAAAAGAAAAGATTCATCGCTCAAGTATCCGTGGATGGCGTATCTGAACAAATAGGCGCTTACGAAACCGCTCAAGAGGCACACGTAGCATGGTTTCATAGAAAAATTGAATTAGCATATGAATACAAAGGTCTTTGCGATAGCATAGACCCACGCCTTTTCGAAGGCGTCTTACGTAAGATTAACTCAATGAAAGAGGTTTAGTTTATGGGCTTTTTTAAAGTAACTGATGTGCCGTCGCGTCGCGTAGTCCAGTACGCCCGTGTATCCGGTTCTGGTGAGAACGTAACCTACGTTGAAGATGAAAGTGTACTAGGTACACCTGTAGACGAGATGCCGTATGCGGACAAGACCGGTATCGCACTCTCTGCTGCTGGTATGCTTTATGAGATTCCGTATCTGGCAGATGCTGGTGATGTGTATTTCTCTGTGCAACCGAAAGACACCGAGCTGGTCGACGGTAGCGCCACCATCACTGTCGAAGTTAAGGCGGGTAAAGCGCCGTATGTACTGACCTGGTACAAAGACGGGAAGGAAGTGGTGAACGCCCCGGAAGAGGCTCTGTCTCTGACTGTTAATGCGGCTGGTGAATACTTCGTTAAAGTTACTGATGCCGATGGTGCGGAGGCCGTAAGCAAAGCGGCGAAGGTCTCTAAACCAGGATGATAAAAGGCCCCATAATGGGGCCTTAGTTTTATTTAAATCGCGCAGGCATTAACACCATAAAGGCCGTGTTTGAAAATTGTATTTTGCATCCTCTGGTTTGGTCCTGGAAATCGAAACGAGCAATTTCATTTTTGTATGCCTTAGAAATCTTGTACGCGTCTGCCAAATAGCGCAGAGTGAACCCTATACTGTCGACAACACCCGGTGTGATGTGCGCCACGCGTCTCCAGTCAGGAAAGTTTCCTTCTACAACATCTACCGGAAGTGTACATATAAGCGCACGATTATCGTCATAGAAAGATACACTGCCGTTGTCGTGGTTTACCTCTGCGTAGTTAAATTTAGAAGGCTCTCTCCCTTTGATGTCTATGAGAGTCCCTTTCTCAACGTTGGTCTTCACATTGTCGCAGAACAATCTATGACTGTCCGTAGACACTATCAATCCTTCAGGGTCTATGTAAAAAGCGTTCAAATAGTAGCGCACATCATTTTTAGCCCTGCATATTTTCGCCCCTACATACGCAGGGAAAGTAATTACTGTAGTAACCATTTATCATCTCCTGTTTAAGTTAACTGAATAGTACCCTATTATATTGGTGTGCGCAAACTATTTGTTTATATATTCCAGTTATTCCGCTCAATTGTAAATGTTGGAATAAACTATTCGAATAGTTGACTTTTCACTAAAAATATGATAAGCTCCACCTGAGCTTGTGAAGTATGAGCAAGCGACCGCGGCGCGGCAGGTAACGGAGCTGGACGTAAGTCCTGAGTGTAGTTACGCTGACGCGTTCGGAAGGGCCATACTCTATTGCTTGTGTAAAAAGTAACTGGTTTACTGAGATTACGCCGTTTCTATGTTTAAATGATAAGGACTAGCGCCCCGCTTTAAGGCGGGGCTTTACTTATCGAGAAAGGGGAAACATGAATCTTAAAGCAACTGTCGTAGCCGGAGCATGTTTCGTCGTCCTAGCCTACGCACACGGCATCTATCAATACCGCAGCGGCTGGGGTGAAGGCCGTGCTAATCTCGTTTCGCAGCAACAGCAGAAAGCACAGGCTGAGCTGACGAAGAAAACACAACGGCAGCAGCAGGATGAATCAAAGGCCGCCGCCGCTGACAACGAAGGCAAGACGAAATCAGAGGTGATTACCCGTGAAGTCGTTAAGTACATTAAAACGCCTGGCCGCAGCGTGTGCACTTTCGACGATGCTCGCGTCCTGCTCAAGTCCCACGCCGTTGCCAACGCCAATTCCATCCCCGGATACGACGATGATGCAGCCGCCGTGCAAACTGGCACCGCCAAGTAGCGACGCTGACGAGGATTTAGCTATCGACGTTCAGAACGCCGAATGTGTACGGCAACTGAGACTGAAAGTGTTCATGTTGCAGGATTACGTGAGGAATATTCTGGAATAGTTGCCTTGTATGTTGGAATAATTTATTCTTGACATGTAAATCCGGGAGGCCCGGATTCCAACGTCCAGGGGACATACTGACTATGAATCGTTTTTTACACTATCCGTTCCAGGAAGAAGCTGGGGCAGAAGATAAATCTGGCGGTGGCGACGCTCCAAAAATGTTCACCGCTGAAGAAGTTCAGGCGATGATTGAGAAAGAAGTTGCCGGACTTAAGGCCAATCAGGAAGCATTGCTGGCGGAGAAGAAAGAAGCCGCCCGTAAAGCAAAAGAGGCCGAAGAGGAACGTCAGCGCGCGCACCAGGAGGCGCTAAAAGCCGCCGGTAAGATGGACGAGTTCGAAAAGACGATTCGTAGCCAGTATGACCCGGTGTTAGCCGAGAAAGATGGTCGCATAACCAAAATGGCTGAGCGCATCCTCGGCAGCGAACGTAAAGCGGTGTTAGGCTCTTTCGCAGGTGACTTTATTACCCCGGAAGCAGTAGACATTCTTGCTCCGTTCGTTAAGACTGAGTTCGAAGGTGATGATGTGGTTACTAAGTTTGTTGGGCCAGACGGCGGTGTAATCACGACTGACCCTGAACAGTTCCGCAAATACCTGCGCGAACACAAAGCGTTTTCGCATTTGATTAAAGCAAATGCAGCTTCCGGCGGCGGGGCTTCCGGTGGCAAAGGCGGCGGGGCCGCACCAGCGTTTAAAGACATGAGTGAAGCGGAGCGTTTAGCTCTGTATAAATCGAACCCTGCCGAATTTGAACGGCAACTTAAAGCCCTGAGGAAATAATAATGGCAATTACCACTATCGGCGATATCGTAACTGGCAACATCCCGGTCCTGGCGTCTTATATGACCGAGGACCCGGTAGAAAAAACCGCGTTCTTCCAGTCCGGTATTCTTACCCCTACTCCGTACGCCGCCGAGATTGCCCGCGGCCCGTCCAACGTCGCTAACATTCCTTTCTGGAAAGCGATTGATACTTCTATCGAGCCTAACTACTCGAACGACGTATACCAGGACATCGCTACCCCGCGTAACGTGCAAACCGGCGAGATGATGGCGCGCGTTGCATACCTGAACGAAGGTTTTGGCCAGGCGGACCTGACTGTCGAACTGACCAGCCAGAACCCGCTGCAATCCGTAGCGTCCCGTCTGGATAACTTCTGGCAGCGCCAGGCGCAACGCCGTCTGATCGCTACCGCGCTCGGTCTGTACAATGACAACGTAGCCGCTACCGACGCATACCACGAGCAGAATGACATGGTTGTAGACGTGTCTGCTACTCTGGGCTTCGACGCAGGTGCGTTCATCGACGCCACCCAGACTATGGGTGATGCGCTGATGGGCAACGGCGGAGAAGTGCTGGGTGCTATCGCGATGCACAGCTTCGTTTATGCGCAGGCCCGTAAGCAGCAGCTTATTGACTTCATCAAAGACGCCGACAACGACACACTGTTCGCCACCTACCAGGGTTACCGCGTGATTGTTGACGACAGCATGACCGTAGTCGGCACCGGCTCTAGCCGTAAGTTCATCTCCATTATCTTCGGTAACGGCGCTATCGGTTACGGTGAAGGTTCTCCGTCCAACCCGTTGGAATACGAGCGCGAAGCGTCTCGCGGCAACGGCGGTGGGGTAGAAACCCTGTGGACCCGTAAGACCTGGTTGCTGCACCCACTGGGCTACAGCTTTACCAGCGCAGTAATCACCGGTAACGGCACCGAGACCGTCGCACGTTCTGCTTCATGGCAGGACCTGGCGAACGCCTCCAACTGGAACCGCGTTGTTGAGCGTAAGCATGTACCGATTGCCTTCCTGGTAACTGGTGTCGGTGCTTAAGGTTAAGCTATAATCGAGAGGGACTTCGGTCCCTCTTTTCATTTACTAAGAGGTAAATTATGGCTAAGACTGGAAAAGGCTTGCCGCGCAGCCTTCAGAATGTCGATTTCGGCGACTTTGATATCCCTGTCGCACCTGCTACTACCAGCGTAGTTGGTGGGGTTAAAAAGTCAGCTACTGTGGATGCACCTGCGGCCGTTACCGCAGCCGCAGGGGAGCAGTCCGCTGCTGAACCGACTAAAGTCGAGTTCGACGCGCTTGTAGCGGAGTACAACAAACTCCTAACCGATGTTACCGCGCTGCGCACTACCGTAGCGAACCTGTTAACCGCGCTTAAAAACGCAGGAACTGTAAGCTAAAGGAGATTAAAAATGGTTGATGTAATTAAACGTCGTATTACCGGTGTTTCTGATGAAGACTCTGACGGTCAGGTTGAAATCGACATGGCAAACATCTCTCCAGCGTCTTTTTCTACCGCACTGAGCGCCACCACAGCAGTTACAGCCGGGCAGACTATGACACTGACCGTAGTTGTTACTGGTGGTCTGGAGCCGTATTCCTACCAGTGGTACAAGAACAACAACGCTATCGCCGGGGCAAACGCGGCTTCCTATGCGAAGGCGTCCACCACTACCGCCGATTCAGGTACGTATAAAGTGGTTGTTCACGACGTGTATGGTAATATTATCTCCAGCAGCACTAAAGTAACCGTGTCTTAATACAATGGCCCTTCGGGGCCGTAATAAGGAAAGGTCATGACAGATAATTATGTAATCCGTGAAAAGTACACCCACGTCGATATTGTCGATGGCCAGGTAATGCCCGTCCGCGGTGTTGTGGAAGCGGATGCGCTGGATGCAGCACAACCGGACAACGAAGAAGCGCACAACAACGGCGGTGGCACTAAGCGTCGTCGCCGTAAGTCAGAGGAATAATTTATGCCGCTAATCGTGGAAACTGGGGCAATCGTCCCGAATGCCGACAGTTACATTAGTCTGGCTGACGCCCGCGCGTTAGCGGCTAATTATGGTCTTGAGTTACCCGCTGACGATACTGCCGCCGAAGTAGCCTTGCGCAACGGCGCTACTTATGTCGGGCTTGTAGAACCGCAGATGTGTGGTCGTCGTGTATCCGCGGAGCAGTCCCTGGCGTATCCTCGCACTGGTGTAACGTTGAATGGTTTTCCTGTAGCCAATAACGTAATCCCTAAACAGGTAATTCTTGCGCAGGTAATCGCCGCTGCTACATATGGTGCCGGTACTGAGGTGCGGGCTAACTCTGATGGGCGTTCCGTGCAGACTGAGCGTGTCGAGGGTGCGGTAACAGTGACCTACTTCAACAACGGCAGCAGTGGTGCTACGACCGCGATTACCGCTGCAGACGACGCCTTACGCCCGTTACTGTGCGGTGGTCTTAACAATGGCTTCTCGTTTAATGTGTACCGGGGTTAAAAATGGCGAAGACTAAATCTGAGATATTTACCCTTATAGGGCAGGAGTTACCCGACAACACGACGGGGCTTATCACTCCGGCCAAGCTGCGCGGTGTTCTTACGCAGATGGCTGACTCACCTATTTACGCCACTCCTGGCGTTAAAGAGGTTGAAGTTCTCCGTGCCGCGTCTACCGTAACACAAGCGCCTACCGCGGTAGATACGGCATTGCAGTTAACTTTCGGTCCCGCGCAGGGTAGCGCATCTGACCCGGTAATGATTAATGCAGCGGGTCTGGTTACGTTCAACACTGCAGGCAACTACGCCGTTCGCATCAAGTTACAGGCGGGGCGCACTGGAGCGAGCGGGACGTCCGTCCTGTTATCGCGCATTCTTCTTAACGGCGCACAGTACGCCTCGCCAGCAGCTACTAAACTGGTAAGTGCTGATACTACAATCCCGATTGAATCTCGCGTCGTTATTAACACAACCGCAGGCCAGACGTTTGCTGTTCAGATTATGCGGGATAGTGCCGGGACCAACTTCGGCGGCGTATATCTGCAAGTTGCTACCGTAACCGCATGGGGTACAGCACCATCCGCATTACTGGTTATTTCGAGACTGGAGGCCGCCTGATGAATAAGTTCACATGTGGTGTAGTTTTTGGTTTTCTTACCGCGGTAGTCTTGCACAGTTACGGTGTTCTTTTGACGCTGCAAGAGGTGCTAAAATGAGCACCGCTTTCAGTAAACGTATGCAAGGCGTCGGTACACGCCTGCTAACCAAATTCGGTAGCACGGTATCTCTTGTTCGCGCTGGCTCGAAAGTGTGGGATGAAGTTCTCGGTGAGTATGTCCGGTCCGCGGATGAAGTGCTGCCGTTGAAAGCTGTTCCGGTTCCTGTTAACGCAGGACTGGTGAACGGTACGACGATTCAGGCGGGCGACATGATTGTTAAAGCCGATTGCAGCGTCGTTCCGAAGATGGAAGACAAGGTACAATTCGGCGGCGAGCAATGGTCTGTCGTAGGTATCGAGAAGAAGATGGTTAACGATGATGTCGTGGCGTATTTTATTCAGGTGAGAAAATGAGTTTCGCGCTTGATGTCTCTAAGTTCGTGGAAAAGGCGAAGAAGAATCCTGAGAAGGTGATGCGTCAGGTGTCTATTAAGCTGTTTTCCGCTATCATAAAGGCGAGTCCGGTAGATACAGGCCGCTTTCGTATGAACTGGATGGCATCTGGCGGTACTCCTGCTTCCGGGGTTACAGATGCTACGGATAAATCAGGAAACACGGCAACCGGAAACGCTACGAGTTTCATACTGAAAGCCGCCGACTGGCGCGAGTTCACGCTGACAAATAACCTGCCGTATGCACAACGGCTGGAGTATGGCTGGTCACAACAGGCTCCCGCCGGGATGGTCAGGACTAACGTGTCTCGCTTCCAGCAACTAATTAACGAAGAAGCCAACAAGGTGAAATGATGGGCTACTTTGAGGACTTAACAAAAGCGTTCGACGTGCCGCTGGTAGCCTTCGGAACCGCCAACGGCATCAAGGTTGCGCTTGAAAACATCGACGCGCCGACGTCAACCGATACGCCGTATCTGGCAAGTTACATGTTACTTGCGGATACAGAACAGGCGGATTTGTTCTTCACAGAACAACGCTCAGGTGTTTATCAGGTCGACATTAACTACGCATCGGTGAAAGGTAGCGCGCCAATCAATAAAATGGCAGACTTACTTAACACGGCATTTAAAGCAGGTAAGTCATTTTCACGTAACGACATCTGCGCCGAGGTTCAATCGGTAAGCCTGGGGCCGCTGATTGTAGAAAACGGATGGGCCAAACGACCATTGTCAATTAACTTTATTGCATTCACCAAGAGGCTGTAAATATGGCTACAACTCCTTTTAAGGGCGCGAATACAGCGCAATTCTATGTGGCGGAAGTGACCCCGGGCGTAACCCCAGACAACCCTGTCTGGTCGCCGCTGCGCAATACGGGCGGTGTTCCTGCGGTAACCCGCGATGCGCTGACCTCCAACGAACTCGACGGCAGCCGAGAAACTACATCCATCCGAACCGGCAACAAACAGGTTAGCGGGGAGTACGCCATCGAACTTAGCTCCCGTAGCCAGGATGATTTCCTCGCGGGTGCTATGACTTCTACGTGGCAAGTTGGGGTAGAGATTACGGGTGCAGAAATTAAGGTCGCTCCAGCAGGTAAAACATTCACCCGCGCTGCTGGTAGCTTCATTACTGACGGTGTAGAAGTTGGCGACCTGATTGCGTTCACCGACTTAACCGGCGACAACGCAAAACCGTTTATCGTGACCGAGGTTTCTGCTCTTGTAGTTACGGGTTCTGGCATTCAACACACGCTGACAGCAGAGACTGTAACCACCGACGCTAAAACTGGCGATAAACTGGAAACCGGTAACGCGTGTAAGACGTTCTCCATCCTGACATGGTTCAAAGGACAGTGCGGGAACCCTGACGCGTACATGTTAACCAAAGGCGTGGAAATCTCCGGTTTCACCATTGAACAGGCCGTAAACGCGATGGTGACAGGCAGCTTCCCGTTCATCGGCCTGAGTCAGGAGATTCTTTCCGGGCCGCCGGCAGGTTCCGACTTCTCTCAGGTCACATTCACTGACGAGCCGTTCTCATCCGTAGATGTGTCTGTGTTCGACGGTTCTACGCCGTTGCGTTGCGATACTCTGACCATCACCAACGACAACGGTGCTTCCGCGCAGTTTGAACTTGGCAACAGTAGCGTCGCGTTCGTGGAACGCGGCCGCGCAGCTAACACATTCTCCATCTCCGGCAAGCTGTACGACATGGCGATGATTCAGAAGTTTATCAACGAACAGCAGGTAGAGATTAACTCTATTCTGGCGGGGGTAAACGGGGCTATGTCTTTCAGTTTGAAACGTGCCGAGTTGACCGCAGTTACGCCAGAGATTGGCGGGCCTGAGTCAATCACTCAGAGCATAGAAGGACAGTCCACAGGCAATCAATATCAATCTTCTATTGTAATACAGCGTATTAGCTACGCGTAAGGAAAAGGCCCCGAAAGGGGCCTTACTATTTACCGTGGTTCTCGTGGAACCCTAAATCTCTTTCAGCAACTCTCCTCGCAGCAACTGCATCTAGTAGCGTTTTAAAGCATCCGATGTGTGTGTTTTTACGTTATTGTTGAATATCTGTGCATACCACAACCTTTCTTTCGCGTTCCAGTAAACCCCGGTTACTCCTGATTTATTATTACGCTGTTTTGACATATTTTTATGATTTTCCGCATTGGACTTTTTAGCTAAGTTAAGCGGTCTATTGTTTATTCGGTTATGGTCTAGATGGTCTATTTGATCTGACGAGGTTAGCTTATCGTTAGGATTATTTAAGTCCCAAGCTATACGGTGCGCCGCGTGCCATTTACCCCTGAAAAATATCCTTCTATACCCGTCTCGCTGTACAGTACCTGCCTCCTCTCCAGCCTTAGCCCTCCCAGACCGTGTTACTCTGTTAAATATCCTTCCTGAAATTAAGTCGTATATGAAAAATTCATTCCAGTCCATAATCATCTCCTGTTGCGATAAGGCCCCTTTCGGGGCCTTTTTCTTTACTCATCAATATTATCCCTGTACTCCCGTAACTTCTCCAGACTTTCAATTGCTTCTGCTAAGTCGGTTCCGGTGTCCTTGTGTCCGCGAAGGCCCATACACAACAGCTTCTTCAATGCGTGCTGTAGCGCCGGGTCCCGGATATCGAAGGCGCGGAGCACATCATAAACATCTACTGTCATAGTGCTGCCGTGGGTATTTGTCATTGTGCGGTTGTATTTATTTGTCACTGTTAACTCTCTTAAATCGGGCTATGCCTGACTCGTTAATGCTGCCTATTTCAAAGAAGCTGCGATATTTAGGCGAATACATTCTTACGTCGCCGTTCTCTAGGGTGACCCCTTCATATACCGCACCTACTTCGAATCCATTTTTCTCCGCGTACGGACTCACATCGGTGCATTCATACATATCTTTCATCCCAGCATCTCCGGTGAAATAGTTAAACGTGCGACCTCGCCATATTCGGCGCTATAAGTAATTACGTTTGCACTACGGCCCGACATCCATCCGCCGCGGGAGGCGTAGGCGTCTTTGGCCGCTAAGGTGCGGTGTTGCTCAACAATCATGTTACGGCTTTCTACAATCTTCTGGTGGTGCAGGTGGCCTACGTGGGCGTAGCTGTAAACACTCTCACCGAACGCTTTGCGGAACTTGGCAATCATAACCGGTTCAATAGCGTCGAATCGTGCTTTATGCCCGTGATGGAAGAACAGCGTAGTTTTGCCGTGTTGCACCATCTTGTAAACATCCGGCGACGTATCGACAATCACTCGGCTGTCGTTTGAGTATAAAACCGTGAACATTTCGGCAAGCCATACGGAGCCGACAGGGTCGTGATTTCCTTGCACGATAAGCAAGCGAACATTTTTGTGCTTAACCAGCGCCATATCAACGACACGGCGTACCATACGAATCATGTAGCGTACAAGTTTCTGATAGCGGGTGTCCGCATCAAGAACATGGCGCGACTCTGGCGTAACGGCATCCAGGCTATCGAAGTGCGCGAAGTCTCCTAGCAGATTAATAACACCCGTTCCTGCGTCAGGCGCTTTCTGGAATGCTGCATCGAACCATCGAGAGAACAGGTCTTCCGCGATTTTCATATCCCAGTCGTCGCCGCTCTCGTCCGCCCATGCCAGCATACCGAGATGAAAATCAGATACCGTGTAAAGATTGAGTAGCTTGTCGTCACGTTTGGCGCGTGCCACTTTAACAGGCGCAACGGGGGTAATCTCTGACTTCATGCCTTCGATTACGGCCTTCATTAACTCGACCTGACGTTCTGCGTCAGTGTCGGTCTTAACCCATTGCAGTTTAGTGTTGCCGAACTCGTCCACCAGAGACGACGTACCTTTAATCTTGTAGCCGTCAGGCACAAGGTGACTAACGTCGCGACCGTGGCCTACACCTTTCTTAGCCAGCTTCGCTTTACGGATACGGATAACGCGGTCTGAGATTCCGTACTTACGTGCGATATCAATAATTTTTGTTCCGGCGTTCAATTCTTCCCGTAACTGTTCGTCGGTTATTTTCTTATGAGCCATGCTTTACTTCCTCGTGTTTAGGATTTGTCCTATACTAGCTCACTTCTCTTTGACATTCGAGTTGCACGCCCAGATTAAAATAAATACCCACGGCAGCAGAACCCAACCGAGAAACAGATTAGCCATGAATATCGCTAATTTAGCTTTATGGTTGCGCATATGCGCCACGAGAAATGGGATAAAATAAACTAAAACGATAATGATTAAGAAGAACATAGTAATACCTGTCATGGGGTAGCTCCTGTTTGAGTTAACATTGTTGGTGTAAGTGAATAGTATCCTATTATGTTGGGGTGTGCAAGTAATGTGTTAGAATTATTTTGCGCCTAGTGTCGCACACGAAAAGCGGGTGGTTCCCGTCTGGCGCATTAACCTTAACCTTAACCAGTAACCTCTTAACCAAAGGATTAAAGAATGAAACTTTCTGATTTTTATTACGAAGCTGAGGCAGAAAAAGGCGCCCGTATGCCAATACCACTGAAAGACGGCACCGATTCAGGGGAGTGGCTGAACGTTGTTTCACCGGAGGCAGACGTTGCCGTTAAAGCTATGAGGGCGTTTACACTTGCGTACCGCGCGGCATTAGGTAAATTGAAACCGCTTCGTGATAAATGCGAGGAACTGAAAGATTTCTCGGAATACAATATTAAGATGGAAGACGCCGCGACGGACCTTAACCGCCAGTTAGCACTTGAACTGGTTAACGGTTGGAGTCTCGACGATGAATTTAATAAAGAGAACCTGAACACTCTTTTCTCACAATATAAACGCCTCGCTGAACACGTTGTTGTTTTCCACAACGAACAGCTTCACCAATTGCAGGAAAAGTAGACGCGTTGCTCCAGTTTGCCCGTTGGAACTTCATAACCCGCCACAAACGGCGGGAGTTTGACAGCATTGCCGACGGACATAAAGCCGCGCTAATTGCTATGGGGGTTATGCAAGACGCGCCGGAAGCAACGCAGGATACCGGGCCAGAATGCCCCCCTGAGCTATTAACCACCTTCGAGAAGTACCGGGAAATCAAATTTACCCGCCGAGTGGATGACGACGGCATCAAGATGTACCCGCGCGAACAGTTAAGATGGTCGGATTTAGTGGCATACAGCACCGTTTCGGGCCAGAATATAGACATGTTTGAATCTGACATCATCATGAGCTTAGACGCTATTTTCGAGGGCAGAAACGATGGCTGATGTAGCTAGTTTAGTTGTAAAAGTATCAGAGCAAGGCGCGAAAGCTACCTCAGACCGTCTTGATAACCTTTCCAAGTCCGCAAAGGTAGCCGGGGCCGCGGTAGCGGGCCTCGCTTCCATCGTCGCTGCTACCGCGTACAAGGCCGCACAGGAACTGGTAGACTCCCAACGGCAACTGGATAAGATGTCCGCCAGCCTGAAAACACTAACCGGAAGCACGCAGGGGGCAAGACAGGCATTAAGCATCCTGCAAGACTTCGCGCGCGACACTCCGTATGGTCTTGAACAGGCAGTAGAGGGATTCCGTAAACTTGTGGCGCTTGGTCTTACACCATCAGAAGAAGCGTTGCGCTCCTATGGCAACACTGCCGCTGCTATGGGTAAAGACCTAAATCAGATGATTGAGGCCGTTGCGGACGCCAGTACGTTTGAATTTGAGCGCCTTAAAGAATTCGGCATCAAGGCTAAGCAGAACAAAGACGATGTTGAATTTACATTCCAGGGCACTACTACGGTGGTTAAGAAGAGCGCTGCCGATATCGAGCAATACCTGCTCAACATTGGTAACGTAAACTTCGCTGGGGCTATGGCGGACCAGGCTGACACACTTAACGGGGCCATAGCCAGTGCCAGCGACTCATGGTCGCAGTTAAAAATGACACTGGCTACCAGTCTTGATGTTGGTGCGCTCGCCGAACCTATCCGATACATCGATGATTTAATCCAGGAACTTAACGCACAGGTTGCATCCGGTGAACTTGCCGCAGAGATGCGTATGTGGGGTGACATCGCGTCGGAAGTAGGAAGCGCGATAGAGATGTCGTTCGACGCGGCATTTGGTTTTGTAGGTGACGCGATAAATGGACTGAATGAACTTTGGGATTTTAGCAGTAAAAGTATCACCGACAGCGGCGAACAAACGGCGACAACCATCGCGGAATCAGCAGCCGATGCGCTCGATTTCATCGCGGAAGAATTTACCGCGATGGAGCGCTTCTTTGAAGATATGGTTAAAGGGGCGCAGGACGCTGGCCGGTTGGTGAAAGCAGCCTTCACACCAGGGGAATCTGTAGACGTAGCAAAAAACATTAACTTCCAGCTAGGGATGGCACTGGATACTCAGCGCGATGTTGCGGACCTGACCCGTAAAAGTTTCCGCGAACAGGTGGAGGCTCAGCAAAATATCGTCGCGCTTAAACGCGCGGCATATGACATCGACAAAGAAGCCGCTAAGGAAGAAGGGCTTAGTAAATTTAAGGTAACTGGTACTGGTGTCGGGTCCGAAGATGATAATGCTGGTGCAAAAGCCGCCAAGAAAGCTGCGGACGCGTTCGAGCGCCAGAAGAAAGCCGCGGAGGATTTCTACTACCAGTCGATTCATCTCAATGACGACGTATTCCAGAAAATAGAAGCTAATCAGGAGCAACAGTTAACCAAGCTACAAGAGTTTTACGGCAACCAGCTTCTTAGCGACCAGCAATACGAGAACGCCAAAACTCAAATTATGCTGGAGGCGGACACCGCACGTCAGGAAGAACTCGCCAAGCGGGAGAAAGAACGGCAGGAGAAGAACCAGAAAGGCGAGGACTTCATGGCTCAGATTATGGGCCAGAATGCTGCCGAGCTTGAGCTTCTGGAGATTCAGGAACAACAAAAACTGGACGTTGCTGATAGATACCGTGAACAGAATCTGATTAACGAGGAGCAGTACCAGGCAGCGGTTAACGCGATAAACGACCAGTACGCATTGAAACGTGCCAACGCTACCGGTAACGCTTTTGGCATGATGGCGGACAACATTAAGTCATCGCTAGGCGAGGCGTCCTCCGCGTATAAAGCATTCGCTATCGCTCAGGCCACAATAGCCACATACACATCCGCCATCGAGGCTTATAAATCTGCGTCCGCGATTCCTATTGTTGGTTGGGTGCTTGGTCCTGTGGCCGCGGCGGCAGCAGTAGCAGCAGGTCTGGCTAACATCGGCAAGATTCGTTCGGCCCGTGAACAGGGAGGTCAGTTATCTGCGGGGCAGGCTTCCACCATCGCCGAACGCGGTAAACCAGAAGTTATCATGCCTGCTGGTGCATCGCGCGTACGAACTGCGCAGCAGATGAAAGAAATTATGGGGCAAAATGGGTCTTCTTCTGGCCCATCTAATGTTACCATTGTAAATAACACATCGAGTCAGATTGGCAACGTATCTACCGAGCAGGATGACGAAGGCCGTTTGCGCATCATCATAGAAGAGCAGGTGGCTGCCTCTTTGCAGAACAGCAACAGTAAGATTAGCAAGGCCCGCAAGGCCACAAGAAACGCGCCTGGTTTCAAGTAATAATATGGCCCTTTCGGGCCATAACTTACTCGCTGCGTACTTTTCCGTTACATAGCTCCGTGAACTCAGCTATTATCTCGCTGTTGGCCACCATCCACTCACTGGCCCCATCAAAGTTGCTTAGCTCCGCCGATACGTGTGTGCGGTGAAAGTATCGCTCTAACATACGGCAACGAGCACCATTAGCGTCTTGGTATACACTAAGCACATGGAACTCAAACGGAGTGGAGCGCTCCAGTTGAGCAAGTCGTTGTTTTAACTTGTTAGTAATACCTATTTTAAGGTATTTACCACATGCAGAAAGAAGTCCGTAAATGTACCCTGGTTTGTTAGAGTCGTAGCCGTGTCTGGCGCACGACGGACAACCATGCCTGTGCACTAAAATATTATTAACCCCTGTAGCAAACACCCCGTGGTCATTACATGCGCGTATCGCTTTGGAGTTTTTGTTTAGGTACGCGCCGCCTTCAAAACCCACGAACGTATATCGAACATCCGCGGATTTTATTTGCTCAATAACGGCATCTGTATTCTTGCGGTAGGCAGCCGCCGCGGCTTCTCGACTGCATTTCATACACCCGTGTCCTCCAGAGATGCTACGGGCTATAGCTGAAAATTCACCGTGGGACGGGCAAATAAGTCTAATCTTGCTAGTCGAGTCAATGTACTCACTACCGTCATAACTTGCGGATATTGTGTACTTCCCGCCGTGTTTCTTTAAATCTAACTCGACCATTTTCTTCCGTTCTTCCCAACCAATTTTAACGCTCATACCTACCTCGCTCCTCCTTGTTGTAGTAGCATGCTATTCGACGACGCCCTGTTTGGCAACTTAAACGCGGTGACGCTATGCTTCTCACCATGGTAACATTGACCTTAACATCCAATCTATCGAGGTTCTAATAATGGGTGACTTTTATTTCCCACGTAGCCTTAAGCCTATCGTATCGAAAGGCTATTCAATGACCAGACGCAACAACGTCTGGAGTGTAGATTTAGCTGGCGGCGGGGTGCGTCAGGGCCGTGACACGTACTACGACGTGTTCCCGGTGAGCGTAACCCTGGTTACATCCGCAATGGGGCGGCAGGCGTTTCTGTCGTTCCTTGAGAAAGTCGATGGTGGTGCTTCAAGTTTCTGGATGGCGCACGACTTCGGCATGGGTATCGAGGATTACCAGGTAACCATTACATCCACCATCGCCGAGTCCACCGAAGACGGCATTAACTGGACTATCACTTTCACAGCAACCGCTGAGAAATCGCCGTTCCAGGACCAAGAGAACCAGTGCCTGATTAACAATCTTCCAGATTTGTACGGTTGTTACGGGGATTGTCTGGGTAGTTTCCTGAAAATATACGCGAACTACGAAACTACGTTCCCGCGCATCTGGAGCAATGAAGGGCCTGCCGGGTATCCACCGATTAACCTTCTGGCGTCGACTCTTGATAGCCGCATTGTTTATAACGGGCGGCAGGTCTACTACATCAACCGAAACGGCTTTCTTGTGCAGTCCTCAGGCGAATGGCCTCTTACGTTTATTGATGGTGTTGCTGTTGGGCGTGTGCCGCCGGAAAACACATCGAAAAACGAGATACTACACAACGCCGACCTGACCAACTCCGCGTGGGTTACCACGAGACTATCCGTAACCGCGGCGCAGCAAACCGAAATGCTGGGTAATAATTGTTTTAAATTAACCCCAACAACAAATAATTCGTCCCACTATGTGGGCCAATCGCCCGCACTTAAAATCCTGGAAGGGGATGTGTGCACATTCAGTGTTATGGCTAAAGCCGACGGATATAAGAATCTTCGCTTAAGAATAGCAAATGATGGGGTATTTGTATCAGATGCGACAATTGACTTGATTGAGGGGGTTCTTATTGGTGGTGCCGGAAATTCTTCAGTAGAAAATCTTGGACAAGGATGGTTCAGGGTCTCCGAGAGTGTAACGGCGCCAGCAGGGGGGTACAACGCCATTAATATGCAGCTTTGGGTTCATGACAATTCGAACTCAACAGCATTTGCTGGTGATGGCGTGAAGGGCGTTCTCGTTTGCGCGCCGCAAAGCGATTCAATTGGGCGGCCAACATCGCCAATAATCACAGGACCATCGCCCGTTACTCGGTATACTGCAACTGCAAAAGTAGCAATGAACGGCGCAACAAGTATCGACATCACCTACTCCGACAGCTCTGCGGTAAACGTTCAGGCTGTTGATGGCTACGCCGCCATACCACGGGCTAATTCAGCGTGGGGGAGTAAATATATCACCCGTATTGATTTTAATGTGGACGGTTAATTTATGAGCCAGGAATCTGTAGAAGCCGCCTATCGCCGTAAGCTGGCCTCAAATCCCGACGGCGAGATGGACTACATCACGTTGCAAATCAGCCACCCGTTGCTGTCGAAGACGTACTATCTTGTTCGAGGGCTACAGGAACTTACGGCAACACTGGAGACAGGCGAAACAATCACGTTCGAACCCACCCCGATGGAAGCGTCGGGAGCCGCTAACAACAGTGATATGGACCAGACGACGACGTTTACTCTACCGGATATTCTCAATCAACTGGACGATGAGATGGATAAAATCCCGATGAGCAATACCGAGTTGCCGAAATTTGTCTTCCGCCGTTACGTCAGCACCGACCTGTCTTACCCGGCTGACGGCCCGGTCGTGTACGAGTTGCAGGCCATTAACCAGGAGAAGGGAGAGTTTTCTGCGGACGTCGGTACACCTATGCTGAACCAACGAAGCACTGGTATACTGATGACACCTAAAGAGATACCGTTATTACGCGGCCTGTTGACCACATGAATATTAACGACTACACGGGCATACCTTACGACTTTCGTAAACGTAATTGCTGGCATCACGTGCGCATTGTACGGGCGGATGCTGGGTTAGAGACACCGGCGTTCGACGTCACAAGCCCAACGGCAATTAATGAAGCGTTCGACGAAGGCCATCGTGACACGAAGGGGCTTACAAAAATTGATAAGCCTGAAAACTTCTGCGCGGTACTTATGGGGTATCGCCGCGGGGGTCGTATCGTGTGGCATGCGGGAGTTTACTTCGACGGGATGGTTAGCCATTGCGAGCTTGCTTCTCGTCAGGTACGGCTTGACAGGCTGGCGGACCTCAGAGACACGTACACGGAGATTGAATTTTGGCGATAATCCTGCACTACACGCGAAACGCTGATGGCGCTTTCGACCGTACAAAACACGTCGGGACGCCGATGGAGTTTGTCGTTAACCGTATCCCGGACGGCGTGCCGGTGCGCGTCTACCTCGGCGAGATTGGCGATGATACTGATGTAACCGACGACTTCGATGCGCTTAAAGACGAAGACGCCGTGTACCACATTATTGAGGGAGCTGGTAGCGGGGCGCTTGGCGCCGTTAGTAAGGTGTTTGGTTTTATCCTTAAGCCAATCGCTAAGTTGTTCGGCCTGAACATGTCTGCAAACGCCAACTACACGGCGACTAATAACCAGACAACATCGCCAAATAACAGCCTTACCGACCGCTCAAACAAGCCGCGTCCTTACGAGCGCTCTTATGACATCTGCGGGACTGTACAGACAATCCCTAACGACCTTATGCAGACGTATAAGGCGTTCAACTCCACGGGTGCTTTGCTGGAGTATTCGTATTATGACGCTGGGCGCGGGCATCTGCATATCGAGGCTGATGGCGTCACAGAGGGCGACACCCTGATAAGCGACATCACAGGTTCCTCTGTTGCCATATATGCGCCGTATACGTCACCGAACAACACCACATCTCCGCAACTACAAATCGGCGACATCATTGACCAGAAACTCTATGTGACATACTCCAACGACGACGTTGACGGTATTGTACTAAAAGCGCCAAACGACATTGGGGCCAACCCAAGCGCTGATGGTACCGCAAAACGTATTTCAAACACCGGCTACATCTATGACCCGTCAGGGGACTCTGCTTTTTCTGAGTTTCTTAGCGTCGGTGATGTGGCAGTGCTGAGCAACTTTGACGTTGCTGATGTCACTAACCTGAACGGCTTGTTTGAGGTTTTATACGTTGACGACTTCGAAGTAAGATTATCCGTAAACGGCGCGTCTAACTGGGCAGCGTTGACCAGCGGGCAAACGTACGCCCTAACAGAGCGTTCAGATACGTTTATCGGCCCTAGCAACACCTATGACGTATCCCTGACAGACTGGTATTACATGGTGCGCGGAGAAGTTGACCGGGTGCTTGCTAACGTTGCCGGGCAGAACGGCCTCTACAAATACGACGGCGGCTATAACCGCACCAGCGTAACCGTAGAACTCCAGTACCAGATGATTGACTCTCAGCGTAACCCGTTGAGCGATATTTACACGGTACAGGCTACAATTACAGGCAACAATACGGATTACGTCGGTACGTCTATCTACGGGCAGTTGCCTACTGCATCGCGTTTCCGCGCCCGTATGCGCCGTATAACGAATTTTGATAAGGACTACGACGGAACGGTAAGTGACGAGATAACCTTCATCAACCTGTACGGTCAGTCTCTGGACACCACACCGCACTACGGCAACCGAACTACCGTACATTGCGCCCGTAAACAGACTCCGCGGGCTGCGAGTATAGACAACCCGGAACTGCGCATGATCGCTACCGAGATGTGCTACAAATACCTCGGCAATGGGGTATTCGATACAGTAATGTCGCCAAACACTCAGGCGGTGCAATCACTAATTCGACTGGCCCGCGACCCGGCGGTAGGTAACTTAGAACTGACAACCGCAAACATGGACAAGTTACTTGCCGTGCAGGAAGAGATTGAATCCTATTTTGGCAGCGAATTAGCGGGACAATTCTGCTACACGTTCGACGACTACGACACCACGATGCAGGACATCGTTCAGACTATAGCCGAAGCCGTGTTTTGTACTGCGTACCGTAAAGGTGCAGACATTATGCTGCGTTTCGACCGTCCGGTTGCAGGGCCTGAAATGGTGTTCACCCACCGCAGTAAAACTACCGGTACAGAGAAATGGACGCGCACATTCAACGATTCTACTACCTACGATAGCCTGTCGTTCTCGTACATCGACCCGGATACAAACGTACAGGAAACTATTTATATCCCGGAAGAACTCGGTGCAAACACTGAGGAATACGAATCGAAAGGCGTGCGCAACTATCAGCAGGCGTACTGGCTGGCGTGGCGTCGCTATCAGCGCAATGCGTTAAGTAAAGTTGTCGTAGAGTTCGAAGCTACCGAAGAGGGGGCACTCGCTACACCGGGCGGCGTAATCAGTGTCGTTAAAGGCTCGCGTATCGCGCCGCAGGATGGCTATGTTGTTGCCGTTAATGGGCTTACGCTGACACTGTCACAGCCGGTTACGTTTACCCCCGGCGATGACCACTCCATCATCCTCAAGAAGCGCGATGGCTCCGTGCAGAGTATTTCTGTTATCAAAGGAAACCACGACCGCGAAGTGATTATGCTCTCCGCGCCGGAGGAAGCAATATACACGGGGAATAGCGCACTAAAAACTGAGTTTTCATTCGGCAACGAAGCAAGGCATAATGCACAGAAGATAGTTGTTTCTTCAATCGACCCGGGCGACGACCGCACGGTCAAGATTACAGGCTACAACTATGACGACGGATTCTATAAATACGACGGCGTCGCTCCATACGGTAGCGGTTTCTCCGACGGATTCAGCAATGGTTTTAATTAAAGAGGACTCTATATGTCAAGCGGATGCGGTGACGTTTTAAGCCTGGCGGATTTACAGACCGCCAAGAAACACCAGATTTTTGAAGCTGAAGTTATCACCGGTAAATCTGGTGGGGTTGCTGGCGGCGCTGATATTGATTACGCTACCAACCAAGTTACTGGTCAGGTGCAAAAGACACTCCCTGCGGTTCTTAAAAGCATTGGTTTTGCCGTGGCTGATTTTAGTTTCGATTCTGGGGGTACTCTTGCATCCGGGGACGAGGACAAGATAGTGCTCTGGCCGTTGCCGGGTGGCGATGGTCAGTACTACTCCTGGACTGGTGCGTATCCTAAGATTGTTCCCGCATCCTCGTCCCCGACAACAGGATGGAAACTTATAGACGGCTCTGCATTACGAATCGACTTGTCCGAATTTAGCGGGGCTTCTCTGGTCGGGTACTCGTACGACGGCAGCCTAAGCACCACAAAAAGAACGGTTGCTGATAAATTAGACGATATGGTCAGCCTTTGGGATTTTCACTGCGATTCATCCGGAGATGTAATTCAGCCAGGGGTTAGCGTTGACAGTCGTCAGTATCTACAAGCAGCTATAGACTACCTGAACGCAAACGGAGGCGGCACACTACATATACCGGAAGGTGCATGGTATCTTAACAGCCTCAGTACAGGGGCGGTATCAGGACACAGTGGAATTATACAGCTTAAAAGTAATGTTAACATTAAGATAGACGGTACTATTAAAGTAGGGTCTGCTTTGGCCTCCTCGTCATTTAAGGTGTTTGTAGGCTTTGATAATGGTGACCCTGCAAGCTCCGGTAATCTCGATAATTGCCATATTTATGGCAACGGTACGATAGACTTTGGTAGCTATGACTTTGGTGCGACATCACAGTTACGCAACGGTATCGCTTTTGGTCGCAGCTACAACTGCTCAGTAACAGGTATTACTTTCCAGAACGGTGATGTTACTTGGGGTGTTACCCTTGGCTGGAATGGGTATGGGTCTAATTGTAAGGTATCTAACTGTAAGTTTATTAATTTGATACAGAGTGCTAACAATGCTGACCACAGTACCGTATATGTTAACTGTCCTTTCAGTGGTGTAGATAACTGCATATTCCGTGCGGTGAGTTCAAGGGCGCAAGTTATAGCGTGTTCGGTGGAACTACATCAACATGATACTTGGTACAGAGATTCAATTATCTCTGGATACACACGCGGCTGTTATGTGGCTTTGCATGGGGCAGAATCTGCGGGAGCGGGCACATACCTGTACAATGCTGTTGTGTCAGGGGTAATTGGTGCTATTTCCGGGCAAGCAGTAATTTTAGCCGCCGGTCCGGATTCAACAACCACTACCCACATTAACGGGGTGTCTATCGAGAACTGTCGATTTACCGCCGGTAGTCAGGCAGGTATGTGCAGCTTCATAGACTTCTTCCAGGACGGTAACTCGAACTCCAGTCAGTACCTTATCAACCATGTAACGGTTAAAGGGTGCAGCTTCATTGTAGACCGTAGCCGGTCTCTGTCTGCGGCAATAACCTTAA